TTGGACACAGGAGATATTTCACCTTCTTTGATGAAGAACCTTTTAGCAAACTCAACAAAGTTTTCGCTTATATGAGTTTTACTAGAAGATATTTCAACACCAATTTCGGCTAATATCAACTGATATTCCCTTGCTAGATTTTCTTCTGATATAACAATATCATCACCAAGTAATTTATAATGGCTTAGATAAGAATCTAATAAATTAGACCTTCTCGCAGCTTCATAAAGAACCCAATGATGAGATAATGTTGTCAAAGCTCATGAAGTATAAAAACCCATAGGATTACCTATATTATAAGTAATTTTAGAATTTTTATATTCAAAAGCTTCACCACACATTATATTATATCACGCTTCTGCTTTTCTCTTACCGACTAATATAGAAAGAATTCCTTTAACAATAGTTATCGGAAAACGATCTGTAAAAGCTGTAAGATCAAAACAAAAGTGTTTCGTATCCCTCGAAAGTAAACCACTAATTCCTTCTGCTTGACAAAAAGTCTGGTCAGTCGGAATATCCTGTAGTATGGCATAAATTATATTGTGAATCGGACGTAATACAGTCTGAGACCAATAGTCACCTATAGCGATAATACGTGTTTTACCTTCAGAATCAGGAAAGACTGATAATCTTCTAATAGGTTTCTTAATCCCTATTGGTTGATCCATCAGCTTTGCTAATTCCGGATATGAAAGAAGTAAGCTATCGAATTGTTTACAAAAGTGGCTACCACCGACAATTTTAATACTTTTGATTAAATGAAGAGGAAGATTTTCCAAATCAAGTAAACAAGAGTATAAAGATTGAAACGATGATGGACCAGTTTTCGTCGATAGATGAAAAGTTGAAAACGATGGATTCTTTAAAAACAAACCCTTTTTAGTAAAATTAGAAGGACTTAATTTCTTAAGACTTTTAATAAAACCTCTAAAGGAACGTTTATAAAGATCCTCTTTAATATAAATACCAGGATCTGTAATGGTCCTAAAATCTATATTAACTTTCAACCGTAGTGCTCTAGGACATGAAAGCATAGTCATAAGAATTTGAATATCTTGACGATAATTCTCATTATTATTCCTATCTAAAATGTCACTAAAGTGATAAAGACAATAAGCCAATCCGTCGAGTCTTAACTTGATACCTCCTAAAACAGTAATGTTATTAGCAAGATATCTTGTAAAGCTAAGGCGGACTAACTTATTGTAATTAACAGCAAATTTAATTCCCCTATGTTTAGATAAGTGATTTATATAATCAGTATATCTAAATATAAGTTTCATAAATTTGTCACTACACTTAGTCGAATGTATCATTCATTTTAACAAGTGAATTGCTTGCATATTAAA